GTGCCTGATGGGTGTTGTAACCTTACATAGTTTACGTTAGCTGGCGTGCCACTTGCAAAAGTTACGCTACTTGCTGCATCGCTACCAAAAACATATATCTGACCATTAGCTGCTGCTAATCCAGTTGTGTTAGATGGTAAAGTTGCTAACTCAACAAAAGCTGGTCTTTTTTCTATTTCTCCACCTCTTGTTATATGTGCGTTTTTTAGCGTAATTAAAGTTCCAGGAGTAGCCGTAACATTAGATCTTCTTGAATCTAATCCACCCCTAAAATCCTCAATTAACACATAAGCCATTTAATTACTCGGTGTTGTTGCTATCAACGGAGGACTCTTAGGTCTATACATTCCCTCTGGTTCGCCACCACCAATAACAAAAGTTTCGCTTTTTGCTAACCTTGCTTTTAATCTCGCATAATGTGCTTGTGCTTGTGCTAATTTATTTTGTGCATCTGCTTGTTTTTGCCTTGTTAACATTTCAGCAGCTGCATAAAGAACAATAAGCTGATCGTCTAAATCAGCTGTGTCTGTTTCGTTTATTAATCCACCTAAATTCTTTATACCATGAAACCTAACCATACCTTGTTTTGTGCTAGATACACTATTAGTAGATGGGATAGGCCAAATTTCAATTTGATTATTTTCGTGCGTATCATAATTTTGTATTGGATATGAAGTTATGCCTCTATCTGAGTCAAACTGATTATATTGCCTTGCCCCAATACCATAATCTAATTTTGTCCAATAATCGCCGTGCTTAAACTCAGCTTTTTCTATTCGTTCAAAGGTAAGATCACTAGGCAAATCGTAATATCTTTGATCTGTTGATATATCAATATCTCTTATGACACGCAGAAAAGGCCACCCATAATCTTCCCACAATCTTCTTTGTGTTCTCTGCAATACGTTTACAAGCACATCTCTCGTTGATTTACCTAAACTTGGTTGCAATGAATGACCGATTTCTGATCGCAAGTCATTAATTAATATTGCTAGTGTTGTACCTCTAGCCATTTAATAACCTTTTCCACCTTTGCCTTTGCCCTTACCTTTAGTCTTTGGCATCTGATACCTCCTCTGTTTCAGTTACATAAGCTTCATTAACTTCAGTCTTAGGATCATCTGCAATAAAATGACCTTTATTATCTCTTGCTCTCTTAGGTTTTGCTTTAGCTTTTTTTACTGGCTTTTTCGCTTTGTTTTGCAAATATAGCTTATCTAAATATCCATCATCTATCCGTGCATCTTCAAAAGATTTTGGCAAAGCGCCGTAACGCCCAAACACTTCTTCTACTTTCTGATCGCCGTATAAAATACCTAATCTATCTCTTTCAGCTTTATCATCGGTTTCTACATCGCCAACAACAGCTAAATTAAACACAGAAGTTTCGCCATGTATGTTTCTCAACATTACAACTTCAGGAATTGTAATAAAATTTTTATACAAAACATTTCCAAGATTGCCACCTATAGCAATATTGCCAGTTAATTGTTCCATTTAATCCTCCTTGTAATCAATGGGCAAGCTGGAGAACGCACTTGCCCATTGGGTTATTGGCTTTACGCTATTTCGTAAACACCATGACAGTTTAATTGTGATGCACAAAGAACAGCAGTTGTTGTGATCGCACGGAACATAACATACTGAGTTGCTGGTCTTGCTGGTGCATGACGCTTCATTTTTTCGCCGTCCATGTAATGTAAATAAAGCTTGGACGGATCAATGATATAACAACGCTTATCAGGATTTTTTCCTGAAATTGTTAAATCATCAAGCGTTGGATCATACTGAAATTTTAATCCAGCATAACTAATGTCGCCTACAGAAATATCCATGTTCTTTGAGAAACCTTGGTTACTGTAGTTACCATTTCTTCTGATTTCATCAGCTAAACGATCCATAAATGCAGAACCAGCTAAAGCTATAGTTGGCTTGCCTCCAAATCTTTTTAACTGACGTATTTCTGTATGAAGAAACTCAATTAACTCTTGACCAGAGGCAGTATTGGCGATTGCCACATTTGCTCTGTTTCTCCACCAAGTATTACTTACTGTGGATAATCCTCCAACAGTAGTTCCACTTGCTGACGGATCATCAACAATAATTGATCTGATACCAGCTAACGCATTAGCATCGCCAGTTCCATCTCCATATAATAAAGTGTTCATACCTCTAGCATAACCCTCCATCATATCGTCTAGCTTATCTTCTAAAAGATTAACTAAAACTGTAGTATCTCTACCACTATGATTAGAAGTGCTTGCACCAGCTAAACTATCTGTAACACTAATGCCGTCCTTTTTAAGTTCGGTTAATGTCAAAGAGATACCAGTATGATGCTCTTTCCAAGGGTAATTAACCCTTTCGATGTTGGCTGGATTTGCATATGACACAGTATCATTATGTGTATATCCAGCTACAGTTGAGGTATATACGCCTTTTACTGCTAGACTAACGTTTTCCTTACCACCTGGAAAAGTCTTTGCAGACTTGTCCATTGCAGCAAGCAAAGGCTTGTCTTGAAGTGAGTTTGCGTAAACTTTGCCCTTGTCTATATAATAGTCAAGAGCAGCATTCGCTATATTAGCGATTTCGGCTGAAGAAAAAGCCATTTTTATTGCTCCTTAAAGTATTATGATCCTCCAGTTGCCAAAGCATTCTGAACAGCCTCCATAAGACTCTTAGGCTCTGGCATAGGCGAACCACCTAATTTTCCACCAGACAAACTTCGTATTGGCCTTTTAGCTACCATTCTACTTTGATGACGCTTGGTAACTGTGTCATAAGCTTCTTGTGCCATAGCTACTGCATCTTCAGGTGTTTCAGGTCGCCCTCTTTCACGAACCAAAGCCGATACTCTGTCGTCAACTTCATCTTGTTTGAGTTCAAAATCAGGATCAGTTTTGCGTGCATTATCTTCCCAGCTTGTAACAGATTGAGCAATAACGTTAATTTGTTCTTGAGCGTTCAATTGTTCTTGCTCATTCAACATTTGTTGATTAGCGTTTTTCTGCAATTGAACATCTGCTCTAGTTCTAGCTAACTCTTTACCTACATCTTCGTCCATATATCCATCTTCAATTTTTTGCTGAATATCATCAGGAAGTATTTGGCCAGTTACTTGTTGCAAATTGCTAATAATTGGCTGTAATGCTTCTAAGGCAGCTTGGGGATTGCTTTTCATTAATCCCATAATTGACAAGCCTTGAGCAGTTTCTTCAGGACTCAACTTCATCTCTTTTAAAGATGCTTGGATCTTTTCGTATTGCTCATGCCCTTTTTTGTACTCATTCTTTTCAGCAATAACTTCTTTGAATCTAGGTTGTAAATGCAAAGGTACGTTTTCTAGGACTTGCTCTTCCGTTTCTTCTGTTAAAGGTTCTTGCGTTTCAACTTCTTCTGTTTCTTCCTCCACGGATTGCGATTCCGTTTCTTCAGGTTTTTCATCGTCAATAGCTGATTGCACTACTGACAACAAATCTTCTTCAGTTTCGCTTTCTGTGCTGGACGACAGCACTTCTTGATCTTGATTTTGCTCTAGTTCAAGTTCGTCCTGGTTGTTTGAGTCATCGGACGATGTTGACTCTTTTAGGTCGTTGACCATAATACGTCCTTTCTTATTATTAAATTTAGTATATCCATGTTGATCCTATCTTTCAACACCATAGCTAATTAATATTTCCTATAGGTGGTAAAGAAGAACCATTTATTGTGTTAGGGATAGACGCATTGTTTACCCCTCCACCTGGCGAACCTTGTAATGCTGGATCGCCAGTTCCCTCTCCTTGCGACTGATTCATAGACACAATAGACGGAATGCTTTCGACAACGGCTTGTGTAACATCAAGCTTATCATCTAATCTCTTCAGTAATTCTTTTGCTAACCATAATGGATCAATGCCAGGAATTTGTAACAAGAATGGCATAATTCGTTCTATGTTAGCTAGTTCAGCTGCTCTGTTAGGCTTGCCAGTAGATCCAGCTTCTATCTCAAGAAATACTTCGTTCATAATATCTTCACGAGTCATTTCAGGCCAAACAGCACCTTGACCAACTATTTTTCTAACTTCCTCAATAGACATTAGATGCAACATTACCTGACCAGCTGCTCTTGCAACTTCTGACATAAAAGAGTCTAACTCATCAACATTAGCACCTAAAGATGACATTCTAGCGCTTTCAGCAATGCTTGTTTCTGTGGCTGTTGCTTTTGACACACCACCAAACGTACTTTCTTGTGCGCCTACAACTAATTGCACATCGTCAAATAACGTTTTGACTTCGTATAAATTAGGATCAATACCAATCTGTGCTACTGGCTGAATAACATCATTAACCTTTTGACCAGCAGCTAAAGCTTGTAATTCTAAAACTGCATTGGCTGGGTGTGTTGCTAATTTTTCTTTATCTGTATCTTCTAGCATACCAGCTGGTGCAGCATATTTAGGTCTGTTTGCTCTTCTATGTTCTCTCAAACCTTGTCTTGCTCTGTTATATTCATTTTGCATTGGCATTAATAATTTAATATCTGACGGAGGATAAAGAATATCTTTATGCTCTACTTCATTAAATACTAATGGAAATATTGGCCAAAATTGTTCAACCTTTACATCAGGAGAGGACGGCTCTCTTAAAAAATCGTCATAGCCATCAGCAACACACATTTGTAATCCACTTTTTATATCGTATATCTCAAACAGTAATACCAATCCCTCTTTTTCGTTTATATCAACTTCTGCGTAAGATGCTCTCTCATAGCTACTTCTGTCGCTCATCAAACGACCTTTCATATCATATGATCTAAACTGGTTTTTCATATCTATGCCATATATCTCTTTTACTTCATCAGGAGATACATACATCTCATGGCAAATCCAGTTAGCGCCTACAAAGCCTCTTACTTGTCTACATTTAGGATCAATAATAACGGAGTCTGCCTCTGGAAAATCAAACGTCAAACCCTCTCTTACTGTAACCATTGGCTCATTCAACAAAGCCTCTAATGAAAGCTTTAACTCTTCTATTTGAGCATCATCTCTTTCTATCGTTCCATCAGCTGCTTCTGAGGCTATTCGATACAAGTGATCTATCTGCATCTGAACATCATAAATTTTATTTGAAATTTCAGGCATTCTATCCATATCACGCTGAAACCCAACTTTGACGTAACCAACACCAGTAGTAACAACTCTTCTAACTAGCGCTTTCATTTGCGATTTGAATGCTGGCTGTTGTTCTGCCATATAATAATCAAATAACTGCTCTAATGTTTTTGCAACATTATCTAACATCTTTCTGTGAGTTTGACCTGAAGTGTAGTCTTGAATAATTGCCATTGCTTCAGCTGGTGGCATTAATCCATTTTTTTCAGCTGTCATTTGCGCTTCATATGCTGCTTGCAATGTTTTTTCATCGCTATCCCAAACAGCATAGTCCATTCTTTCTCTTCTTTTAGCCGTTGCTTTAGGATTTTTTGCATATAAAGATGCTGTTCTTTGCTGAACATGACGCTGTAATATATTAGCTACATAATTCTTATCGTTCCATTGTGTATCGTCATATCCATTTAATGCAGCGTCCATATCTTTTTTCATTTGCTTAAATGCTTTTTCGTGAAAACCTTTTGCAGATTTTATTTTAGAAAGCCAATCACTTACTAAAGCTTTACGCCTTTCTGTAGGTTCTGGCTTTTCCTCTTTCTCAACTGCAATCATCATTGTTTTATCTTCGTGCATTACCAGCCTCCAGTTTCATTGTGTAATCTATTAAATTTCTTTTGTTGCTCAGAATCCCATTTAACCCAACCCATTGTGCCAACTTCAGGAATTTTGTTTTTACTGCTTATGAATCCACTAGGCGTTGTAATTCTATCCAATCCCATACCTATCCAAGCTATCGTATCTACAAAATCATCATGTCTTGAGTTTGGAAATTTTAACAACTCATCTACAGCTTTTTGTGTCCAGGGAGATGTTTTTGGCAAAAATACTTTTTTCATAGCCATTCTACCTAAAATAGATTGCGCTCTTTGCACTTTATTAGCTACTGGTGTAACTTCATCAATTCTACAATATACTCGCTCTTCTGCCATTCTCTTTCTCAAAAAAGGTTTTATACTCTTACTAATATGCCCTTTTTCTGCCCACCATATAAGGGGTTTGTGCTTTTTTATTAGTGTAAGCATGGCTGTAACAACTTTATCTGTAGGTTGCTTTTCCCACCACGCATCAACAAGATATATGTCATCATTGCCATCAACGCCTACAATTAACAAACAAGTAGCGTCATTTCTTGTTTTGTCTATTCCTACAGCATGATCGCTTGCAGCATATATTCTTAAATCTTTTGGCAAATCTTTTTTGTCATAATAAACTATATTAGATCGCTCAAACAAATCTCCATCTTCAGGCGTTGGTCTTTGTTGATACAATGAAGTAAATCCTCTTACATCTAATCTTCTTTGTGCCTCCATAAATTCCATATCAAATCTTTCAGGCCACAATAACTCGCCATTCTTACGCCCTAATGGATCATCGTCCTCTGCAATAGCTGGTAAGTTTATTATCTTCCATTTTGACGCTTCTTCTTCTGTGTAATGTGGATTTGTTGGATCTGTTAATCTGCCTATCAAATCATCTTCGTGCCATCTAGTTTGCACTATGACTATTGACGCAGATGCTGTCATTAATCGTGTCATTAATACTTGTGTAAACCATGTCCATAACTGTTCACGCAATGTTGGAGATCCAGCCTCTAAACTATCTTTAATAGGATCGTCTAAGATAACAAAATCTCCACCTCGTCCAGTAATTGATCCACCTCTACCAACAAAAACTGCCATTCCACCTGACGCTGTTTGTATTCTGCTTTTTGATGCACCACCTAGCCTTAATCCAAAATTAGGAAATACTGTTTTGTACTGAGCAGATGACATAATCGCTCTGCAATCAGCACCAAAGTCTTTTGCAAAATCTTCGTTATATGTTGCAAAAATAACGTTTCTATATGTGTCTTTTCCGACTATCCAAGGTATAAAACGCCTTGATATAAGTTCTGATTTCCCATGTCTGGGAGGCATACAGACTATTAATCTTGGAATATGACCCTTTTCTACCTTTTCAAGCACTTTGGCTAATGCTCGGTGGTGCTTTGAGTCTTTAAATAGCGATATATCAGTAGAATTAAAATCATCAGGATCAGGCATTGTAAATTTTGTGAATTTCATAAAATCTGTGCGTGATTCAATAGCTACTTTTTGCCGTTTAGCAGCAGCTATCTTTGTTTCTAACTCAGTTAATTGCTTTTTGTTGCTCATGTAGAAAGCATCTCCAATGATGTAGCCTTTACGCCTGAGTTTCTGTTTAACCAGCCGTTTCCAAACGTATTAAATGTCTTTAAATTTCTGTAAAAATCTTCTCTTTCTAAGCATAAAGCCTGAATTATGTCTGATTGCTCCATTTTATCAACCATAGCTAGTGTCTTTGAGCCAATAACGCCATCTTGCTCTGCTCCTACTACGCCTTGTAAAAATTTTGCTGCTCTGCTTACGCCATGATTAACGCTCATATCAAATATTATGTAGTCAATGCCAATAGGTAATTGATCGCATTTAGCCTTTAGCCAGTAATTTTTTTTATAAATAGGCATAACGTCATTTATAGTTATATCTTGCATATCTTTTACAACTAAATCGTTTTCAGCTGTCCAATTGTCGTAAACTCTTTTTGTTACACCTAAATTTGTTTCGCCTCCTGGATCTTCAGGGTGGAAAACGTATCCTCCCTCATGTTCTAATACTTTTACTAACGATTTATCAAAGTTACTTTCCATGTTTTTTCCTTTTGTCGTGAAGTTTGCTTACATGAAGATGCCAAAAATAATTGCCAATCTTTGTAAATTTTTTCGATATATATAAATAAAACCAAATCATTTTTTAAACTTTGCTATAGATTTAAGGCCAAAGCTTGCTGCTATACTTGCTAATATTCCGTATTTAATAAAATCAGGTGCTTCATTTAGAAAAGCAAAGCCATCTCTCATAATTGGCTGTAATGGTTTTATGAAACTTGCACCTATTATTAAAATGAAAAAAATTGTCCAGGCTTCATCTTTAAAACTTCCGTCCATGCTATCGACTGCTTTTTCGTCCCATGATCCCTCTTGCTCAACACGCTTTACTTGTGCCTCTACTTTGGCAACCTCTAGCTTTTGTTTCATTTTAGATTTTTCTTGCCTACCCTCTAGCCATGTACCAGCTAGACCAGCTACGGCATTTAATATTGGTAACATTCTAACTTCCTTTCAACATTTCATTTAAACCAAAACCCTCAAGCAAAATAAGAGTAAAAAATAATAGCAAGATTCCACCAGCTATTAACTTTCCACTAAAATTTGTTGATCCTATTTTGATAGCAACAAACTCGTTGCCTAATATTCTTAAAGACAACTCAAAAGAATTATCGCTTACTTTTACGTTGCCCCAATCTGACAATGCTTTTTTATCACTCATATTATACCTTTCTTCTTAGCTATAATTGCTAAGACAGTTACAACACCAGCTAACAAACCAGCTATTAAAATTCCTAAAATAACTTTTAAAATCATATCTTGCATCTGCTGTCGTTTCTTTTTCCTAGCTATCAATGCTTCTTTTCTTTTTCTTCTCTGTTCAGAGCAGTATGCAATCCAATCCGTATATAATCCTGGTCTGCCGTATAATTGCATATACTCCCTCAAAATTTCTTTTTTCCGTCTGATTTCTTCTAAGGCCATAAACTCTTCTAGGTCATTGTCTGTCTTGCCCAAGAAAGCAGTCCACATACTATTCTTTTTTTTATGTAAATCTTGTTGCAGCTGATCTTCAGCATTTACAAAATTAGCGATGGCAGCGCCAGCTGAACTTATTTCACGGCCATTTTCTATCGTTTGTTTTATTATGGCGTATGCCCCATTTGCGAGTGCTAGTGCCTCTAACACGGCTATCTCACTAATAAGCCTATGAGCAACAGCACAATCGCAGATACTGAAGAGATCATATAAAGCTCTATTCGTTTAATTCTTAGGATAGCTTCTTTCCAGCGTTCATCAGATACAGCGATATGCTTTTCTAGGGTTACATGAATTTCTTGGAGATTAGGTTTTGCCATTATCCAGCAATCTCCATTACTGTCATTCGTGTTTCTGTAGAACTGTCGCCATTTACATTTATATTAACATTAGCTCCACCACTTTTACCTGCTAGTTGAAACTTGATTGTTCTGGCTGATGTAGAGCCAGTACTACTTACAAAACAATGAAAAGCCTTACTTGTTATACTATTTGTTGCTGCATCATGATAATCAGAATAATTATCAATGCCATATATGGTAGCTGTATCATGAATAAGTCTGTATTTAACATTATCATTATTTTGATTCTCTTGATATCTAAAACATACGTCAATTTTTAATAAAGAATCAGAAAATTTTGGAGTAAAACTTAAACTCAACAAGTCAGTAAGTGTTGTAGAGCTTGTCTGACTAAATAGAATAGATGCTGTTGTTTGAACTTGCAACACACTACCAGTAGGCATACTTGAATGGTTTAGTTTTGTTAATGCCATGCTACCCTCCAATTTCCATTGCAGTAATTGTTGATATACAATATGCCTGATAAACTTGATCTTCTGTTCTTAAACCCAAGTGATTTAAATAAATACGAGAAGTAATATCGTGTTTTGTCCTACCTTGTAATTTATAAATTAAAGCAGATGTTGATGATGGACTGTCTAATAAATTTATAGTTGCGTTTTGAATCTGATAGTCTGTATCAGTATTCGCTGCCATATGACTATGTGTGTGTGATGCAACACGATTTCCTAATGTTTCTGTTGTTAACAAAAAATCTGTATCATTTCTAACGACTTTAAATCCACCATGGTCGCCATCTCCCAATGAATAACTTATCATGGCTGTAATTAATATATTAGAAGATGTACTTTTAGGCGTTATAGTTACAGTCAAAGGTGTATCTTGCCAATCCGTAGAAGCACCACTTGCCCAATTAGTTTGAAGAACTCCTTGTTTAACTTGCAACACAGCATCTTTAATATAAGGAGTGCCAGTACCACTAGAATCTTGGAGGTTGTCTACTTTAAGTATGCTTGTCATGCTATGCTCCTATAAGCCTAAATGCACTAAATGATATTGATTCTGCTTCTAATCTGCCGTCATCAGTACCTACGTTATTAAGATAACAAAGCATTTCTAAGTAGTCAGTACTACCATTCATGTCTACTATTACAGTTTGAGATAAAGCATACCGATGAGTTCTATTACTGGCATTACCTTGGGCACTTACTTTTATATGTTGTGAGCCATTTTTAAACAGATATAGGTCTCCATTATACATATCGTAATTAGAAACACCTTGCATACTTGCTGCAATAGTTACACAATATTTACCAGCTTTATTAGGAGTAAATGTATCTGATGCAAAACAATTATCTGTATCAAAATCTTCAGTAAGTCCAGTTACTTTAGTTACTGTATTATCAGAAAATTCAAAACTAGTTGAACGTCTTGCTTGAAATGCTGGTGTATTAGTCATTGCACCAGTTGAAAGATTTGGTGTGTTATTGAACGTAGC